TTGCTTCAATCTCTTTCATTTTTACTCCAAGGTTTCTCCATTTTATTATCTTCCAAGTAGTACCATGTGTTCTTACCAGGAATGCTATGAGTCTTTACTTTATCTCCTAGATACTTCTGAACGTGTGACACTCCATACCTTGCTGCCCTTTCTCCTGAAGCCAAGTCTTTCTCTTTCAATGCTCCACGAGCCAACAGCTCTAGCTCTTGTCTTGTATAAAATTTGTACGAACTCATTGCACCAGCTATGACTCTAGCTATCTCTACTTCATCAGGACTGTCTTGTGCGTCTACTGTTCTAAAGAAGCCACGCTCAAAGTCAAAGTAAGCCAGATGTTGATCGGGCTCTCTTGCGTTTCTTGCTTCGTAGAACAATGTGACGTTAGGCTTTGTGCCTGACAGCTTGACACCTGAATCCATCCAACCAGCAAAGGCACTACCACCACGAGCAGACATGAACGACAGATCGTCTGCCCTTTCCTTGCCTGTGTGATGAGCGATGATGACTGCTACCTTGAACAGTTCTATCAGCTTATCTATTCTAGACAACATCTCATGTATCTCTGAGTTGGAGTTCTCCTCCCCACTAAAGAAGTTAATGATAGGATCAATCATAACCAGGTCGGGCTTATGATATTCAATACTCTCTGCTATAGCGTCCATGTCTCCATCTCTCATGATGTTCTTTCTTAATCTGCCAGATGCTATTAGGTTTGACTTACCCAAGTTGTACAACTCAGGGTCATGATGAAAAGGTTTGTAGTACATCTCTATTCTTTTCTTTAAGAACTCATGGATGATCTCTGCCTGTAACCACATAACCTTAAGAGGTCTAGAGAACTGTGTCCCCATAAACTCTGTGCCTGTAGTAGCAGAAGCAGCGAAAGCTCCAAGCCAATGAGACTTACCAATCTTAGGCTTACCCAATAGTAAGACTCTTGATTGCTCAAACACAAATGCATCTCCCCAGAATTGTTCTATGCGATTTGTATCCATTGTATCCCAGAAGGGATCGTTGAATGCTTTTAATCCTAGTGGGTCTTTCTCGACAATGATTTGATTCTTTTGTTTTTCAATTGGATCTTCTTGATCCATGATCTCTTTGAGTTCGTCTGACAAAGGTATCTGCCATTGGCTTGTCTTCCACTTGAGTATGCCTACGTCATTGTGATCTGGGTTTCTTTTTAGATGTCCTGTGCAGATACTGTTTGCTGTTTGCAATACTTCTTGCACCGTCATGGGTGGAGTGTTTGTTTGATTCCAATCCAACGCTTTGATAATAACTTCACGCATGCCCCAACCTTCTAGTATCCACTTGCCTACTAAACGAGCGAGCGTGTCATTACGCATACCAGAAGTTACACCATCCAATGATAGAGGCATGTTGTTCGTAGATACGATCTTGCCATCGTTGTTAAAGTCATAGATAACATTCATGTCTTGGCTACTGAGCACAGGCAGTTCATCCATTGAATCAACAATGACACCGCTAACCATTTCAAACATGTATTTATTAGAAGGACTTACCATGACGTAGCCTCCCTCTCCTCTAACGTCCAATCTTCCTGTTGTATTTCTAATGGTTAAGTTGGGATTGATTGCGTAGAAGTAATGGTATCCACCACGAGGTGTCTTCTGTTTTAGAATTGATCTTGTTATCTGTCCTGATTCTACAAAGTCACAAGCCTCTTGGGTGTCTGCGTCAAGTACAACAAAAGTTATTCCTGTAACGACAGCCCAATTGCAATTAGGAAACTGTAAGTACCATTGCTTTATCTCTTGTCTGGTTGGTTGCTTCTTAATGTAATCAGCCCACTTAACTCTTGGAGTTTTAGACCAACGCTTTATTAATACATCGTCTTCTTCATTGGGATGTCTTCCTTTAAAATATTCTGGAACAACATCGTTCCTTGAACCGCATGGTATTAGATGAAAGTTGTTTTCATAATAAGAAACCAACATATCCTTACGATCTTCATCGTGGATGTCGTCTCCAACAAGATTGAATTTTAAATCTAAGGCCATGTTAGACCTCTACTGAACCGTAAATACTTTCCCAATCAAGAGCATGCCCGGTAAGTTTGATTAATTTTTTTGCTTGGTTAACTGAGGGTTGCCTCTTGCCGTATCTCCAAGATCTAATAGTATCTATTGATACTCCTAGCTCCTTAGCCAATGGCTCTTCTCCTCTCTTTTCTATGTAGTCCTTTAATTTCATTTCTCTCCTAACTTAATTAAGTGACACGCCTTGAATTTAAAGGAGGAACTTTCACAGCTTAGTAGATGTTATGAAAGCACCGTCAAGACGTATCGAATTAGATAATAAAGAAGTCAGTACAAAATGTAAAGTAATAGTTGACATAACATTTTCATGTGCCTAAAATGGAGATATTAAAAGTTTGGAGACTGCTAATGAAAGAAAAAGATTATACGATACTGTCCCTTGCGGATTTGTTAAAGGACAAGAAAAAGAATTTAACTTCCCAAGGTGATTTAAAAAAAGCTAGTGCAGAACTAGATAAAGAAATTGCTTCTCGTCCAGAGATACAAGACCACATCAATACACTTTCTAATACAGGGGGATCAAAACGAGTTCCTCTTAACAATCTAATACCATTAGATTTGAGAGTTCAATACAGAGTTACTAGATCCTGGGATCAAGACTTCCTTTCTAAATTAAAGAAGGACATACCTAAGAATCTATTCCCATTCAAGACTCAATACGTTGAAGACACGACCTTATCAAAAAAGATAATGGCTGAGAATGAAGACGTATACGACAAGATACAAGAAGGATTAAGCACTAAGATCAATGAAAGACCTTACGTTCAGTTCATAGATCCATTGAAGGGAGATAAGTAATGAGTACAATCCCAAGACCAGGCGCAAGAAAAATATTAGAACAGCTACATGAAGATGACCAATCTTTAATCTGGTATTTATTGGTAGCTGCCTACGCAATTAAAACAGGTGACATACCTAAGCCATATAAAACCACACCGAGAGGTTATGAATTTTCCGCTTATGATTTTGATATCGATCATTTAGAAAAGAAAAAGATTAGAAGTTTACTTAGGAGGATAGATAAATGAGTTTATTAGAAACAGTAGAGACAGGAATCAAAGTGCCAACACTTAAGATCAACGTATCTGGGACAGACGGCATAGGTAAGACAACCTTTGCTTCTCAAGCTCCCAAGCCGATCTTTATTAAGACAGAGGATGGAACAAACTTTATTGACGTTCCTTCTTTTCCATTGTGTAAGAGCTACGATGACATCATCAAGCAAATACAAACCTTGCACGATGAAGAGCATGATTACAAAACAGTGGTGTTTGATACAACAGATTGGGCTGAGAAGTTAGTTCAACAAAGAGTGTGTCAAAACCATTCAGTCAAATCAATCGAAGCCTTGGGTTTCGGTAAAGGTTATACAGAGTCAGCAGAGCTTTATCGCAGACTCTTAACAATGTTTGATGCGTTACAAAAGAAGAAGATGCATGTCATCTTACTTTCTCACGTAGCCATCAGAACTTTTAACGACCCAGAGCGTGAGCCCTACGATCGTTGGGAATTGAATTTACACAAGAAGGTATCAGCAATGGTACGTGAATGGGTGGATTTTAACCTGTTTGCAAACTACGAGGTATCAACTCGTACAAGTGGACAGGGTTTTAAAGAAACAACCAGGGGTGTGTCTTACGGCAAACGAAAGTTGTTTCACAAATATGCAGCTGCGTTTGATGCAAAGTCTAGAGTTGATTTGGGTAACGTCCCATTAGATCTAGAGTGGAGTGCATTCATAACTGCTTTGAAAGAATCATTAAAAAATAAAATAGGAGATAAATAATGAGCGATTTTGAAATTAATTTAACTGACGTAGAAGAACTAGACAGTAGTTCTATAGGTCCAATGCCAGCCGGGGATTATGAATTGGTTGGACAAACTTGGGAAGCTAAGACGAGTAAGGCCAACAATCATAGGATGATCAACATAACTTTTGAAGTTATTGGTCCTCAATTTGCCGGAAGAAAAATCTGGGAAAACTTTATGCTTGAAGGCAACGGCTTGAACGTATCCAAAAGCAAAATCCGTAATTGGAGAAAAGCTATGGGCTTAGATCCTGATGTTGAGAACTTCAACCTTGAAGCTCTTGAGACTATGATGAACGTTCCTTTCGATGCCACTCTTAAATTAGAAGAAGGCAAAGACAAAGGAGACGGTACTAAGTGGGACGATAAGAATGTAATTGCTAAGTTCAATACAAAGACTGCAACTGCTACACCCACACCTAGTCCTACACCTACAGCTACTGCACCAGAAACACCTGCCCCGGTTAAGCCAGAGTCATCAAATGACGATGGTTTTGATTGGGACAAGTAAAAGAATTTCATCGCAGAGTTACAGAAACAGGTCAACCTGGTAAGGGAGAGAGGGATTCTGTGATGAGATAACCGAGCGAGTAGCTAATGCTCTCATTGACCTGAGCAATGCTTTAGCTACTCCTCGCCTTATTTAAGATAATGTTCTTAATTATCTTGAAGGAACTGCCTATAATAATTATAACTTATATAAGGAGAATGTATGAAAGAAGAAGATTTTTTAGATAAAGAAGCATGCGACACAGTCATGCAAGATCTTTCTGTTTGCATTGAAAACTGGGGTAAAAAAGATTTAGATTCAGAATCTGCTATTAAAACACTTCTAAAGTTTTCTGTAGATGCAGCGTTTAATTTTTCCCACAGTTCAATTGACGCTATGGAATTAATATCAGAAGTAATATTTGAAAAGCTAGAACAGAACGATGACCAAGAACTTTTTATTAATTTAAACAAACAAGAAGATAAGATAGTTCATTGAAATTAAGATACTACCAAAGGGATGCTATAGATTCCTTACACAATTGGTTTGAAACAAAACCATCTAGTGAACATGCATTGATTGCATTACCAACCGCAGCCGGGAAGACAATCATCTTCTCTCATTTTATTAAAGAAATCTTAGCTAAGGATCCTGGTGCTAGGTTTATTGTCTTAGCACACAGAAAAGAATTGGTTGATCAAGCAGAGAAGAAACTTAAAGCCGTATGGCCAGATGCTCCGGTTGGAGTGTTGGCTGCTGGGCTGAAACGCTTTGAA